TTAGTTTCTTCAGCTTTTCTTTGCATGTCCATAGCTCTTAAATCAACTTCTTGTTGTTTAATTCTTACTAATGGATCTGCTTTTGCTCTGTTAGCTTCCATTTCACCTTGAACTAATTGAGTTGTAATCTCAGCTGTAGCTGTTGCAACTGCATTATCAAATGCAATTTGAAAAGATTGTGGGTCTTCTTGTTGTAATCTTGCCATATTAGGATCTTGCATCATTTGTTCTGCAACTTCTTTTCTAGCTTTGAAAGAAATATGGTCAGAAACGTGTGATTGTAACAATGCATATACTTGCGGATTGATTTGAACCATTCTAGATTCCATAAATGCAGTGTGTGCAGCTATGTGAGCGTCATGATCTTGGAATTCAAACGCAGTTAATAGCTTCATTTGCAACGCTCTAGCGTTTTCTTTAGCTGGATCCATCGGCTCAGGCTGTCTTGGAGGTGGTTTTAGCAAAGTATCAATTTGTTTTGTACCTAATGCCTCATAAACACGTCTATATGCTTCATGAATGTTGTGTAATTGTGGATTTGAACTAGCAATTTGCAATTGTGTCTGTGCTAACGTCACTCTTTGTGCCATAGACATGATATTTGGATCAGCAACAGGTAAAATATCAACTCTTGAGTCAAAATCTGCTGCTTTAATCTGTCTTGGACCACCAAAAACATCGTAAGGATACTCAGGTGGTAAGTATTCTGAACAAATTCTTGCTAAAATTTTAAATTCTAGTCTCATTGCATAGTAACATCGCTTATGAACACCACTCATCACTCTAGAACCACGTTCTAACATAGCGATAGTTGTGCCCACAGCTCTGTTTTGCGTGTCATTTCCTACTGCGGTATCGGTTATCGCAGCAAATTTTTGACCCGCTTGCACTACAAAACCTAAAAGACTAAATAAAGTTGAACTTGGCTCTGAAAAAGGCAAGTTAAAAAACTGATCTCTGATGTTTCCACCTGGTGCATCAACATCTCTGAACTCTCCAGGTTGTATTGGTTGGTCATCATCTCTAACTCTGATACCTCTAGACTTAAATCCTGCTGGTAAATTCTTCAAAGTACCTGCATCAATCAATTGTCTAAGCGCAACAGTAGCAGCTCTAGTTAAGCCACCTATAGTATGAATTAAACCAAAGCCATAAAAACCAAGACCTGGTAAAAATTTGTAGTGTACAAAGTATTCTATTCTTGTGTAGTTAGGATCATCTACTCTGTAGTTTCTGTAGATAGATAAAACTTCGCCTGAACTTTCATCAATAGTTACAATGTATGGAATCTTAATTGCTTTCTTAACTTTGTTATCGAAGTTTTCATAGTCATCTAAATTTAAATCAACATGCATTTCTAAAATAGTATGAATGTAATCAGTAAACCCTGGTTTCTGACCATCAAGCTCATCAATCTTTTGTTGAAGATCTGATTCGTCTACGTTTGGTTTTGGTAATTCTATATCTCTATAAAATTCTGCAGCCATTCTTTTGTTCAAATCATTCTCACTCATTTTTAAAACGTGAGTAATTCTTCCTGCATCTTTTAAATCTGAAGCGTAGTATGGAACAACTAAATCTTCGGCAGGTATAAATTTAGAAATAGGTCTTTGTAAGAATGCATCGTAATAAACTTTTTTGAAAGTCGATCCTGATAATGGAAGGTAGTATAACATTTGATCCATATCAGTTGTGTAGTCTTCCATCTTCTCCATTAGAAGATAGTTTAAATATTCTTTTACACGATCAGCTTGTTGTTCGGTGGCCGGTGTTCTTACACCTATAACCTGGGTTCTTACTGGGCCATCACTTGGTAATAATTCTTTGTAAGCAGAAGCTTGGAAAGTCGTAGCACTTTCAGTTAACAACGGATGGGTGACACCGGATGCACCTTTGAATGGTCTTGTTTGCTCAGTGTATTTTACACCAAGTAAATCTAAACCTCTTGTGTATCCTTCTTCCCATTCTTTTCTAGATTCTTTGTCCTTTTTGTATTCACCAATTAATTCTAGCCCTAAACGTCTAAGCGTTCTTTCATCCATATCTTCTGCAAGATTGGCATTGAAATCATCAGATACTGTTTCTTCAACAGTCTCTTCGCCTTCTATTTGAACTTCTGGTGGAAGACCTTCAGGTTGTTCCTGGATCTCTTCAACTTTAGTTTCTTCTTCGATATTTTCGGGAATTCCCTTTTCTACTGCCATAGCTTAATTTATCATAAGGTTTTAAATATATCCACTACTAAGCCACCCTCAGACTTATATAGTTTCTGTGTATACGCCATACTAGGTTTAACTTCAATAGCAAAAGCATCGAAGTACAATCGTGGGTCGTTTTCCATAATTTGTTTAGATCCTTTAAATGGATTAGCTGAAGCTTCTTCGTGATATGTGCTTGAAATTTTCTTTCCGCCCTGTGCTTTAGGATATTCAAATTTATCTGTTACAACAGATTTATAAGGTTTTTTAGGATCTGATAAAGATATTTTTATGGGTTTTGCTTTTGAATCATAGAATCTTGCAGACTTTTTCATAAGTTGTGGCATTACCGCTTGTCCTTTTTTACCTATACCTTTACCATTAGCATAACCATAGAATCTTTCATTACCAGCTTTATAACCTTGTCTAAAATGTAATTTATTAAATGGCATGACAGCAACATAATCAACTTTTTCTTTGGCTGCTTTATTCATTAAAAATTTAAGTGCATAATCTCCATAAGCATCTGCATCTAACAAAGGATAATAATCTAATTTACCTTTACCTGAATAATTTGGACTTGCGAAAGTGTTATTGATTTGTTGATTTACATTTTTCAAATCATCAGAGATTGCTCTTGCCTTATTAAATTGATTTTTAGCAATAGCATCATCCATGTCTTTTAAAAGTTTTGTTCTTGAATTTACAAGTAAATCCATCTCAATATCTTTTTGGAAAGGATTAATTCTTCTCTCTCCTTTAAATGCTTCTTTCGCTGTAAGTTGTTTAGCTATACTTTGATTAGCATCAGATTGTATTTCATGAACTACTAAAGCTTTTTTTCCGTCAGGCGTTATTCTTGTATCGTATCTCACGTGAAATAAATTATTTTTTAATCCTTCATAATGACCCATGTTTCTCATAGGGTTAGCGTTACCTAAAATAGGTTCATCAAGAACGAACACCGTTTCTCTGTAGTTGTTACCACCTTGTAATGTATAGCTAGTTTCGTTTTGATATTTAACTGGTCTTACATTACCACCACCTTTGGATATTCTAACAAGTTCATCAAGTCCACCCATTAGACCATTGATCTGAACCTTTTGATTTTGATTAAACGCCTCTTGCCCTCTTAAAGCAGCTAGATCACTTCTAAGTTCTGTGTAATTTCTTTGAATACTGTTTTGGTCTCCACTCTGTATTGCTCTTTTTAAACCTTCAAAATTTCTTTTAATAGTGGGAAAAATTCTTGCAGCGACTGGACTTGTTTTTGAGAGATCATCTATTTGACTTGTCACACCTTTTAAAATGGTATCTACTTTTGGTGAAGTAAATACACCACCAAATTCAACTGGTTTTAATCTGTTAACAGGATTCATCTTAATCATGTTACCAATATCTTGAGCTGATAATTTTAAATTAAATCTTTTTGCTGCACCTATAAGTCCACCAGTAATGTTTCCAAAGTCATCAAAGGTTGCAAGGTTAGTATCAAAAAGTTCTTCTTTATTTATGGTAGCTTCTTTACCAGCAAACCTAGATCCTTTGTCATAAGTAAATCTCTTGGGTCCTCTTTCTATTCGTGTTGTAGGTTTACCAAAAACTTTGTAATTAACTTTTCTTGTAGATGTTAAATGATCAATCCACTCATCAGCAGAATATTTACCTGGTCCTTTTTTCATAACCCAATCATATGTTGATGAACCGAAAGCAGGTTGTTGTGATTCACCCATCAATAGATCATCTGTAATCTTACGTTCTACTTTGACAGGGAGTTGTGCGTCTTGTTTTGCTAATTGTCTTGCTGTTTGAGTTTTAGCTTCAGGTGTGTAAGTAATTAATTTTTGAGACTCTCCTGATACGGGGTCAGTTTTTTTCTTTTTGAGAAGTGAAGATATTCCCCGTTTGAAAAGTTCCTTGAGGGCCATTAACCCTCCTAGTACATTTTCGTAGGTTTGTTTTTACCTATTTTTGTTTTAACTAAAACACCTTTTTTGTAACCAACTGGGTTTGGTCTCATCATCAT